TGTATTCTTTTTCTTCTAATTTTATGATTTATTTTAGAAAAATTTTGTTTATTATAACCCTCAAACCAACTTTCTTCAATTACAGTATTACCCATTTCTTTATAAGGTGAAGCTTGATCTGCACTAATATATTTATCCCAACCCCATTCTATTAACATATGGTATCCTAATCTAAGATAAACTAAATCTAATATTTCAAATTGAATTTTATTAAAGCACTTTATTTCTATATTTGCTTCTCTAATAGAACCCCTATTCATATTTTCAATATTTAAACTAATTAATCCTGGGGCTGGTTGTAGTCCTTTACTTGGACTACCTAATCCATATGAATTGTTATTATTCCAAACATTGTCTTTTGTTAGTTTAGTATCTACTATACCTGATCTAAAATTATATTTTTGTGCTTTACTATCCCATTCAGATAAAGTATTAAATAATACTGTTTTTTTAGCTAAATTTAATCCTGCCATTTCATTTATATCAAGACCTATTGATCTTAATCTTTCTTCTGGTAGTTGACGTAAAGCATTAAGTTCTTCCTCTTTTATACCTTCAATAGCATTTGCTTCTTTTATCAAAGAAGGATTACCAACATATACACTTGATGCTAATTTTAACCAAGCATTTTTATTGTTAATTAAATTTAAATCAGTAGTTGTTAAGTTAGGATTTTTAAAACCCTTACCAAGTAGTTCTTGTCTTGCTCTTACTTGTTCCGAGACATAAAACTCAATCGCTTCTCCTAATAAATTTCCCATAACTAATATACATTGTTTAATTTATTAAAAGCACTAAGAATTGGTCCTATTTCTTGAGGTATTCTTATTTGTTGGTTTAACGGTACATAATATGAATCTTGTCTTAAACTATCATTTGCAATAGAAATTATCCACCAATAAGAAGAATTATTATAATATTGTTGAGCTAATGAATCAAATCTATCTCCTGTATTAGCATAAACATATATATCTGATTCAACTAAAGGTACTTCTGGGTATTTAGTTGTTCTATAGCGTCTAGGACCTCTTTGGGTATCAGCCTTAATTGGGCTTACTATTCTTGTATATGAATATCTTCCTGTTGCCATTATGAAGGTATATAATTTAAGTTTACACTATTATTGACATTATAATTGTCACCGGATGATGCTTTTAATGCTAAATATTTTTCATTTCCATATTTGCTAATAAATCCACCTTTTCCATCATAATTGTTTTGTTGTATAGAAGGTACAAAGTTATGAATTGGAGTAAATTTAAATCCTGATACATTAACCATCATAGGCATTTCTTTAACTGAAGGGTCTGTTGATACTCCAGCAGAAGTTGTTTCTGTTCCTGCTCCATCAGGTAATGCTAATTCCCAAGGTGCATCTGTAGGTACATCTAAACTTATTCCACTCATATATCCTGGTTGTTCATAACACCATCCTCCTAACGTTAATGTAATTAAATTTCCTCGCATATACCCGCTATCTGAATAAGATGGAGCACATACTGAAGCTAAATAATTTAATTTTTGGTACATTGGTATTAATTCACCTTTTGATTGAGCTACTACTGTCCATCCTAATGAAATATCTCTATCAAATCCTTTATATTTGTAGAAACTTTCACCTCTACCCATAAATTTTGTTGATTCCCATTCAGCACTATAATTATCACTAAAATTATCAATTATTGCTCTAAAATGAATATATGTTTTGTTCCTTGGATCTTTATTATCAATTACACCAATTCTAAATTTAACAAAATCATTTAAAAGTGGATCATCTGTTTTTACATTAGTAGATTGATATAAAGGATAACGATTAACTTTATCTAAAATTGCTTCGGAATCATATTGTGAATTTTTAGCAGCGGTATTATTATTAACTCCTATTGGTCCAATTCTTTTACCTATACTATAGCTTGATAAATTACCTTTTTTACCAGGATCTCCTAAGTTAACTCTTTTACCAAAGTTTTTTTCTATATAGCTTAAAGTATTTGGGATTTCTGGGTTTCCATTAGGTGCTATTACTTTTTGGAAATTTGGAACATTTGTAATTCCAGTTATAGATGCTGCATTTGCATCAGCATATGCTTCTATTTCTGATTGAGATAATACTAATTTTCCTATTGGATTACCTTGTGTTTTTTGACTACCACCTCTTAATATACCTGAAGAGAAGAAATTATCTGGTTGTTCTCCTGTAGCATATATTGTATTTGCACCTCTAGCTACTTTTAATTTTGTTTTACCTATACCTAAAAATGCACCAGGTCCACCACTATAATCTAAATATGTTTTACCTATATTTCCTCCTATCATTTTACCTAATAAACCAGTCATTCTAGTTCTTGATTCATCTAAATTTCCTAAACCTTCAGGAAAAATAGTACGTAAATAAGTTGGTAATGCTAAAGGTAAATTTCCATCAGGATTGGATCCAAATGAAAATGGGTTATCAGGATTAGTAGCTAATGTAGGATCATACCCTTGTTTTACAAATTTAACTCCTGTAGGTGCAGCTAATACTGATGCTAATGTATTAAGTGGGGAATAAATACCTTGGTTTAATGGTACTAAATCAGCTATACCTTGAGCTAAGTTTTGGAAAAATTGCCCAATTCTACTTGATTTTACTGGTGGTTTCCAGCTTTTCATCCCTGCTCCTGAGTTAACATTCGTCAAGGATAACATATTTTGTTTTGCTATAAATAAAGGCCCTTTTGGGTTGCCTTTCCCAAACATTAGTTTGGTCATTCGACTAATATCGTCTCCAACTACTCTAGGCACAAGTGTACCCCCACGTAATAAAAAGTCATCTCCTCCTGTTTTCCCCAAATATTCTTCTGGGATTTGAGACTTTATATACGGCTGTTTACTTGAGTTGTCGCCTGCTTTTTCCCCAAATCGATCTCTACCATATTTTAATTCGGTAAATCTCGTTTGATAGTCGATTAATGGCATATATTAGCTTCTTATCTTGCCTGTTTCAGGTAAGTTTTGTACATACTGAACTTGGCTAGTTGGGGCTAATTGTGTGGGTTTTGGTAAAACACCATTTAAAGGTCTTACAGCTGCTGCTACAGGTGAATCATTCAAAGAATATTCATCATGTAATGTAGAAGTTGAAAAATCCTTAGGTTGTGGAGTTTGTCCATCTAAACCACTCAATTGAGAGCCATCTTTTTCTAATTTTTTAAGTATACTCATGATTGTTTATTTTATTATAAATATTGTATTATTGTACTTCGTATAAACTTACTCTTGAAAAACCAGGTTGTTTCTTTTGAAATCCAACCATTTGAGTAAGTAATTGGTTAGTTTTTTCAGATGCTGCGTTACCTGGCATTGATATCGCTCCTGCAGGTGCTGACACAACATCATCTCCTTTAGGGAATAAATTAGTACCTGCTATAACTGTATCTTTATTATTTAATGATATAACACCTTCAGGTCCTGATAACATTCTACTACCATAGCCACCACCTGAGCCACCTGGAGAAAATACATCATCTCCTGTACTCATCAATGAACTAATACCTGCTATTGCTGCTCCTAAAGCTGCTACCCCAGCTAATGCTATAGGTAATCCAAAAGGACCAGCTAAAAATGAACCTGCAAATATTTTTGCAATGGCTGTTGCCATACTACTTAATGCTATTGTTGCTTGTATTGCTGCTAAACCTCCCATTACACCTAATAATGTACCCATAAGCATAGGTGATTCTGCTAAATAAGCAAAGAAAGTAGCCATACCATCAAAAAGTGGGGCTACAGCTAATGCTACTGCTCCAAATGCTTCTTTCATTTTTTCTATAGATGCATTTATTCTATCTGTTATACCTGCTTGTTCTTCTAATTGTTCAAGAGAAGTATTAGCTAATTCTTCTTTTATTTCAGCTTGAGATAAACCTTTTGCTTCTAAATCATTAATTTGTTTTTCTCTTAAAGCAGTTTCTTCAGCACTTAAACCTACCAATTGTTCTTGAGTAAATAACATATTAGCTAGTTCTTCTCTATTCATACCAACTGCTGCTGCAGCTGCTTCTTGTTGAATTCTATTCATTTCAGCAAAATCAGCTGAACTACCTATTTGTGAGTTTATTTCTTCTGCTAATGTAACTAAATCATTATCTAAAGCTGCTTGTCTTGCTTTTTCTAAATTTAAATCTTTTCCAAGTAATAATTCAGCTTCCATTTCATTGGCAATAGATTGTTCGAAATTAAGCAAGCTATCTGCTATACTTTCTACTTGACCCATTTCTAAACCTAATGCCTTAGTAGTTGCTACTGCTTCTGCTAATAAAGCTGGGTTTTTACCAAATGATAATGTTGTAGCTGCTGATACATTTTGTATTTCTTTTAATAAATCTTTTTCATTTAATGCTACACCTAATTCTTGCCCTTTTAATCTAGCTTGAGCCATGAATTCACCTGTAATTTCTTTCATGCCCTTTCCTGTAGTTGTAGAAAGTGCTTGTATACCAATTAATTCTTCATTGGTGAAACCAGCTTGTTCCCTCATTGAGGTAAACTCTGTAGCTTGTTCTTTGGATAGTTTAACTGAAGTTCCTAGTGCTGCATTTACAGCTCCCATAGTTTCGACCATTCCTGCTGTAGTAACAAAAACGTCTCCTGATTCTAATGCTTGGGTTTTTAATTCTTTTGTAACCTTTAATGCCTCACTATAAGACATATTCATATTTTTAGCTATACCTGCTGTATCAGCATCAATATGTTTAAAGGCATCCATTAAACCTTTTGAAAGGAAAGCCATTGCAGATGCTGGGTCTGTTAATGCTGTCATTAATCCTTTTCCTAATGCTCCAGCTCCAGCAGTTGCTATTTTTAATTTATCTCCAAATGAAGCTGCTTTTGTATCACTGATACCAAGTTTCTCAGCTGTTTCTTCCATTGCCTTATTGGCCTCATCTAGATTTAATACACCTGCTAAACCACCAAATCCTGCACCTTGTAAAGCACCTTTTACCCCATTAAGTATACCACCAGTAACACCTAAAGCATCTTGAATGTTTTTTTCTTTAGCAATTCTTTGATCCAACTTACCTTCAATATCATCTAATACTGAAAATCCTTCTTTATAACCTCTAATTATTGCAGCTTCTTCTTCTGTTATTTTACCAGCTGCTAGCTTACGTTTAAGTGCAGCCTCTAATGATTCCCCTTCAAGGGTTTTCATTCTATTAGCTTCAACTAATCTTTTACCTTCTGTGTTAATTAAATCTTTTGATGAAGCTTGTTTAGATTTTAATGTTTGAAGTTCCTTTAAGGATAATTTATTTATCCCTTGTTGATCATCTTTTAGTTTTCTTACTATTCGAGTTTGAGAATTAAACTCTTTTGTTATAATTTTTTGTGGTGATTGGGATTTTGATAGTTCTTCTGTTATCCCTTTAAGTTGTTCGTAAATACCTCCGAAACCTTTTTCTAAATCCTCAGCACGTCTTTTAGATTCATCTAAAGACTTATTCATTACGTCAATAGCTTTATTAACGTCATCTATGTTTTTAACATCAAATAAAGGAGCTTCTTTACCTTCTATTTCTTGGTATTGTTTCCTTAATTTTTCTAACTCGGCGTTAGCTTTATTTATATCATCGAATAAGGCCATTAATGATTGGTTTTATTATAAATATTTAAAAAAAAACCTATTTATAACTACTTTTACCTTGATAGGGTTTACTAGCATTTGCAAACGCAGGAGCGTTTACTTTACCATCAGAATTTACTAGTGTAGTTTTTTCTTTTCCTTTAGCAGCATCTTCATGTGCCTTTTTTTCTTTAGTATACCATTTATCAATTTCTGAAAATGTATAATTTCTTAACCATATAGGCATATTATACACAGTATGATAATCATATCCACCTTTACCGTGAAATACTATTTGGTTTATTTGGGAAAATAAATTTAACCTTACTTGGGGTGCGGCATTAATAGTCAGGCCAAAAAAAGCTAAGTCCTATAGGGACTTCTACCTCCTCTCCGCTATCAAGAACAATATTCATATCCACGTCAGGCTGTGTGTGTTTTATGTGTTCTCGAAAAGCCCTGGAGTCTCTGGCAAGGAAAGCATTATCTACAAATTCACGTACTGTTTTTTTATCATCATCACCATCTACGGCAATAATAGCAAACTTTAATCTTGTAGTTAGAGCAAATGATCCTTCTTTATTGATTTTTTTTAATCCAGCTATTTCTCTATCAATAGCCTTTTCGTCTCTTCCTGTAATTAATCTATATGTAAGTACATTTTTTGATGTAGGGGTAGTAAATTCAAATTCATTTTTACCTCTAACAAATTTAGATTCATCAATTACTTTATTATCTAATTGGTTTAAATCTACTGTATGTTCTTCACCATTGTATTTAAATTTATATTCAGCACCATATCCTAATAATCTAGATGCAATTAAAATAGCATTTTTATCACCTACTATTAAATCATCTATATTAACATCTTTAGTAACTACTAATGATCTTAATAATTTATCTAATACTATACCTTTTTTAATAAATGCTTGATTTGTTAAAATATCTTCTTCTTTAGCTGTCATGTATTTCATTTCAATGACACCTTTAGATAATGGAGAAGATTCGGGATATAGTAATCCTTTCGAAGGTAATTCTACCTCTTCGGTAGGAAATTTATAATCGCTCATATAATCTTTATTTTGTTTGTAACGTGTTTCTAGTTATACATATCAATATAAAAAAAAGCTTGACCGAAGCCAAGCTATTTTCAATAAATCTGTAAAATATTTTAGAAATTTAATATACAGTAATCTGGTTGAACTGTGATTTGGATTTCTTGTGCAGCATTTTCAGTATCCCAACTATAATCGCCGAAATTCGCTTCTGTAATTAATGCTCCTTTAATAATCCATTCAGATACGATGTCACCTACAGGACCTAATATGTCTAATGTAAGATCTTTTTTATAGAAATCTGAATATCCGTCTCTACCTGTTACTGATTCATGATGTAATCTTACCCATTCCATACATGCTTGAGCACCTGATGGTGTAATTGGGTCAAATAACGTCATTTGAATTGTACCCCAAGTTGTTTTACCTTTTACAAACCTTTGAACGTTTATGTGGTTTAAGGCTACTGTACCTTGTGATAATGTTACAGCTCCCATTCCTTTAATTTGGTATGATGGAATCCCGTCTACATAAAGAACAAATCTATTCTTTTGTTTTGGCTCAAATGCTGTAAAAAATATTTCGTTTGGGTTTAATACTGCCATTTTTTTATTTTATTATTTTATTATAAATATTCTATTTTTTAGTTTTTATGATGGAAATGTTGCTCCAGTTGGTAAAACATTGAAATCTAATATAATGAATTCAGCTGTTTTAGTTGGTTGTAAGTAAATTTGTCCTACTAGCTCATTTCTATCTACAACATCTGGTGTATTATTACTTGCATCCATTACTACTTTAAATGCATATAATCCTTGTCTTTGTTGTACACTCTCTAAGTATGGATTAACTTGGCTTAAGAAACTATTTCTTGTAGCTATTGTATTTTGTTCAAATACTAAGTTATCTGATACTTGTACTATAAAGCTTTTTAATGCTATTAATAATCTTCTAACATTTACTCTATCTAAAGCACTTGCTTTTTTCTGTAATGTTTTCTGACCAAATACTACAACTCCACTTCCTGGGAATGTTGCAATTGGGTTAACATTTGCTTCATATAATGTATCTCTGTTTCCAGATGTTAATTTTCTTTCAGCTCTAACTACACTACCTAAAGCTCCTCTAATTAGACCTGCTGGTGCGAACCATGGATCTGAAGAAGCATCTGTAAATGCATATACACCTGGTATAAATGTTGAAGCTGGAGACCAAACTATTTGTCCTGTTCCTCCATCAACTGATTGAACCCAAGGCCAGTAAGTAGCTGCATATGAAGTATCATATGATGAAGCTTGTGATGTTACTGTTCCTACTGTTGATCCTGTTGGTACTAAATCAATTACTGCTATACAATCAGTTCTATTTTGAGCTGTTGTAACTAATAAATTAGTTTGTGCAGAGTGTAATGATTTAATTAATCCTGGTGCTGTTAGTACATTATATTGGTAAGCGTCTTTATTACCTAATAATTTAATTGATTGTGTATAATCATTTGGACTAACACCTTGTATGTTTGTTGCTGATATATTTTCGTTAAACAATGCTGTGTTACCATAAATGTTTGCTCCTGTTGCACCGTTAAATGAACCAGATCCTATTTTTGGTAAACTTCCTGTAAATGCTACTTTTGCAGTTCCATTATTATCAAAATATTGTGGTGTAGGTAAAAATACACTTTTTACTCTTACATAAGCACTTCTGTTTGGATAATTACCATTTTCTTTAACATAATAATCTGTTCCATCTTGAGCTACTGTGAAGAAAATATCACCAATTACTTTTGAAACATAATTTGTAGCTGTTGGGTCAAGTGAAACATTGTTATATGTTTCTAGAATTGCTTTTTGGTTTGTTGTATCATTACCACGTCTAATTAATAATGAAAATTGTCCAGATGAACCATTAGATCCTGCAATTTCCCATCTTAAGTTATTTGAAGTACCATTATCTAATGTACCACCAGCTGAATCTGCAGCTTGGTAAGAATTCATAACCGTTCCTTCTGAAAGGGTTGCTAATTCAAAAGATGTTCTAGTACCAGTACTTGCTTCAATACTTTGGTTTGCTATAATTGTAGTAGCACTACCTGAAGTATTTGCAGCCGTAAATGAACCAGATACAACTCTAGTTACTAATAATGATTCACCACCTTGTTCAAAATAATTTCTTGCTGATACTGAATTTAAGTATGTGTAATATTGAGATCCGCTTTCTATCGCGCCCCCAAAAATAGCTTCGTATTGAGAATATGATGAAACCGCTGTTGGGATACCAACTGGTCCTTGTATTGCTGGTCCAATTATTGCGCCACCAAAAGTAACGGGTCTAGAACCAATAAAAGATTGATCATTTTCTCGTGCTAATACACCTGGAGATATTAATGTTTCTGCCATTGTCTTATATTATATTTAATATTGTTTTATTATAAATATTAGAAACTATTTCAAAAAACTATCCTGCTGGTACAATTTCTCCTTTTTCTAAGTCGATAGTACCATCACCATAGGCCTCTTGCAATTTTTGAGCAAATTTATTTTGTTCTTGTTGCAATACTTGAAACTTTTCTAATTCACTTTCTTCCTGTCTTTCTAATGCATCTCTTCTTAATGCAATAGATCCTAACGTTACAACGATTTCATTATTTTTAATTTGAAAATCTTTTAATTTTGAAACTTCTTCTTCTGATAACTTTTTATTTGACATAATTTTATTGTTTAATTTATTATAAATATTAACTAATTTCCTTAAAGTTAACTTCTTTTTCTACCATCCCAAGTTGGATCTTGAGTTGGTTGATTTGCAGTTTCTATATTACTTACTGCTTCAGTAGTTATAGTAACTTTAGCTTTAGAGTTATATTTCTTTACAGAATTTAGTTCTTTTTGTATAGTATCTGGGATAATATACCCACGTAATCTAATATTAAAAGTACCCTTAACCAATCTATCTTCATTAAGTGTTAATTCTGTTGCTGTAGTAAAAGTATCTATAAATGCTCTGAATTGAAATCTTTCAGGATTACCCCAATATGCATCAGATGCGTACTCACATGCTTCAATTATTTTATTTAGTTGTTCCATGTAATAAGTTTGTACTAAACAACTATATTCTAGTGTTACATAATCTGGTTGTGCTATAACGTCAAATGTTTCTATAGGTTTTCTGTTATTTAATACTCCAAATGGACTATAGAAATTTTTAGAGCTATAATGTTTAGAAAAAGTACCATATAAATTAGGTTGATTAGCATCTAGTTTATTTGCTACTGTTCTGTCTTTAGCTATACTATCTCTTTTAATTACAATAATAGGTAACATAATAGCACCTTCTTTATCTCTATAATAACCATCTCTTTGAAATGATTTCCATCTTTCAGGTGCACCATATATTACTGGTACTTCTCTTCTTTCACCATTTTGATATACAAATGGTTTAATTACATTTTGGAAATAATAAAATACAGCTTCATCTAAATCTTTAATACCAACAGAAAATTGTTTAGTATCATCATCTTTAAAACTTAATTTAGTTGATCTATTAAAAGGTATACCTGTTTCTTGATAATTTGGTCTTGGATCTATTAATTCAGAAGAAAGATTAGGATTACCCGTTGCACCTCTATCTTCAATTCCTTTGAATGCGTCTTGTTTCTCAATACTTAATTTTCTTTGAGACTTTGGTATGGGTTTTCTAGGTGTTGCCATTAAAATCTTTCTATATATGGTGAAATAGCTACTTTATCAGCAGGTATATAATAAGTTGATACTAATATTGATAAATTTTCTCCAAATTTTTCTAATCCTGGGTTTAGTGGGTTTGCAGTTCCATCTGAATTATTATTTGGATAATCAGGGTTTTTACCTCCAAAATATTGGTTTGCAACTGTACTTTGTACTCCATAATATGCTGTTTGATATAAAATAATATCACCAACTCTTGGTACTATATCAGCATCTACTAAATCTGGTCTAAAGAAATAAAATTCAATATTTTGTCCAAATTGAACCCCTTCTACATTTTCAGCATATTGTTGATTTGTTCTATTTATTAAACAATCAAACAAGAAAGGTCCATCATAATATTTTTCACCTGCTGCTTCACCATATATATTTACTTTAGTTTCTTCTAATTTAAATTGATATAATGCCGCTTGTTGGGTGATAATATTACCTAATAGTTCCCTATTTAAACTGTTAACCAGAGAGACATCTCTCTGTCCTGTAAACATTGCCATATTATGCTATATAAATTGTGTAAGGTACTTGTTGCAACTCAATCATTTTTGATTCTGCTTCAGATGCCCTACGGTTTAATAATGCTTGTCTTGATGTTTCATCAAAATAAGTTCTTAATCTATCTATTAAAGCTGCTTTTTCAGCTGTTGCAGCTGATATTAAGTCGCCTTGGTTTAGATTTACTTCCGCATTTGGAATAGGAATACTTGAGTATTTACCTCTTACATATCCTAACATTTCTTTTGTAATAGCTAATGTGTATTCAAAAATCCATTGTCTACCAATTGAATTAATTTGATCATAATTAGGATTTGAATATGGTGTATTTGATACATTAGTTATTTTATCTGGTCTCTGTTTGATACCTTCATTTATTCTTTCATTTCTTAAAATATATTGGAACCAAATTCTACCACCAGCACAAATTACATTTAAATTTCTATTTTCTACTGTTACTGTAATATCTTGATTTACTGTTCCTATATTACCATCAGCATCAATATCTGTTTTTGAAATTGTTATTGTTTTATTTTCAACATATCCACTACCTGAAGCTACTGCTTTTACTGATGTTACATTACCACCTGTTGCTGTAATAACAAAACTTGCTCCTGATCCTGTAGTTGCTGAACCTGTTATAGCTGCTGTAGTTCCAGCTGATGTAGCTGTTGTAGTAGAGAAAGTGAATGATGAACCTGATATTAATGAATTTCCTTTTAATCCTTGTTGTAATGTTGGTATAGGGAATATTCTTAATTTATCTTTATGAATTTCAAATGAATAATTATTTAATCTAATCATTTCATTCATTTCAATTTGTTGAATTACTTGTAAATCATAGTTTAATGGAGCCATTAAATATCCTAATCCCATTCCAAATCCTCCAAATCCAACAATACCAGCTGCTACTGCACCTCCAAATCCAAATCCATCATAAGGGTCTAAATATCTTGCTGATGCTGGGAATGGTGGTTCATAAAATACTCTTTTTACTTCAATACCAGCATCATATTGTGAACCTGTATATCCACTAGCTGTCATAAAAGTTGAAAATGAATAATCTTGTTGACTTGCAGTTGTTGTAAATGATCCTGAATACCAAGGTACATTTCCTCCCGATCCTGCTTCGGCACCATATTGTTCAGTTAATCTTACTATTGGCTCAAAATTCGGTGTTATCAATGCGTGATTTAAGTTTGAACCCGTGCTAGCACCTTCCAGAGATAATTGATTATCTCGTACTTTATACGCATATAATTCATTACCATATGTGGTAATTGCTTCTTCAAAAGCTGTATAAAAAGAACCTGATTGTAATTCAATATCTACTAAAGGATAGCCCATTCTTCTAGCACAGAAGTTAGCTACTTTATCAGCATCTATTTGAAAGTCTGCTTGAGCATCGTAAAACCCAAAGGCAGTATCGCCAGATCCGCTTACAAACTTAGATGTTCCTGTCCATATTGGTATATTCATATGTAAGTCGTTTTATTATAAATATGAGAAAAAAAAGCCCGAACATAAGTTCGGGCTAATTTTATCCATTGTGAATTAATCTTAAATCAAACGATTATAGAGTATTTAATCCAGCAATATCAATCTTACC